TCAATTCTCGTCAGAGAATCGACCGATGGTGCGGCTCATAGCCCCATCCGCCAGCCCTTCCTGCTCCGCTGCGGCGGTGTAGATCGCGACCTCGCTGTCTCCCTTCCAGCCGCCAACCGCTTTGATCTCCAGCTGCGTCGCCTGGCTCTGCGCCATCCGACGTCCGATCGCCTTGCGCAGGCCGTGGGCCGTACACTGCGGGAGCCCGGCCTCGTCGCACCACTCGCGCATCTTGTTGCCGAAGCCGTCCTTCGTGAACGTCTTGCCGGCCGTCGTGACCAGAAACGTCCGGAGGCCGATGCTGTCCATGGCGTCGATGGCGCGGCGCAGGTCCGGCGCGATAGGGAGCCATAGATCCGCCTGGTTCTTGGCGGCCGTGAAATTGATCTTGCCACGAACGACATGTGCCGGGCCGAAAAGGCGAGCGTCGCCTCTGCGCTGTCCGGTCCACAGCATGATCTCCAGCGCCAGCCTCGCGCGCGTACCGATGGGATGCCGAGCCTTGAACTGCGAAATCTCGTCTTCAGTCCAAGTGTGGAAGCCAGTCAGCTTCTGCTTGCCGATCGGCGCGGCTTCCTCGACCGGGTTCTGTTCGATCCATTTCAGTTTTTTCGCGTAGGCGAACAGGCGGCGCAGCTCTTTGCGGAGCTTCACGGCCGCGACCTCCCCGCCCATCATGCGTTTGCGCGTCTCGTCCCAGCGCTTCTCGGTGCGCGCCAGCAAGATCGCCTCGATATGCTCAAAGCCGAAATCAGAAACGAGGTCGTCTGCGACGTCCTGGCGGAAGCTGTCGATCAGGTACTTGCGACGAGCTTGCGTCTCCGCCGTTCCGCGTCCCTTGAAATCCCCCGACGCATAGTAGCGCGATACGAGATCTCCGACACTGCCTGGGACGGCTGGTCGAACGACGATCAGAGGCCGGTTCGCTAGCAGCGCTTCATATTCTTCCTTGAAACCCTTTTCGTCCGGCAGGTGCTTCATATAGACCGCCGGCCGTCCCGTTTTGCGGAAGCGCGCGCGTAATTTCCCATGCCGGTCGGGGTTTACCGTGACGTTCTTGTATCGGGTCTTCACTTGCGCAGTAGCCTGTCGAGGGGATTGTCGCGGGCGACGATCGTCGGTGAGTCGCTGGCGTCGATCACCATGTTACCATGCACATCGATCGCAACGCGAACGTGGTCGAACCCCGCGTCGCGGGCCCCCTTCATAGCGCGCGTGACATCGGTTTTCGTGAAGCGAGCTGGCGCGGTCACTCGGCGGCCCTCCCCCGCTCCCAAAGATTGTACTCGTGCGCCAGCCAGATATGCGGTCCCGATCCGGCCGCAACTGGTTGATGGTGCCACGCCAGCGCCTCCGCCAGTTCTGCCTGAACCCGCAGATCTCGCTGATCGGGGTTGTTGCGCGCCATCTGGCGGGCCCGGTTGGCGATGACGGCCGTCTCCTCGCGCATCTCGACCCATCCGGCCGCGAACGCCTGTCCCCACTCGGATGGGTGGGGCAGCGGCGCGCTATCGACGACCAGTCGCCAGAGCTGCGCCACGGCGGCCATAATGCGGAGGCCGCGATCAGCCGCGTCCTGGGTCATCTTTCGATCCCCGACGGCTTTGGGATAGCCCGTCTCGCGCTGCTTCAGCAGATTGACGGCCGTGGTCGCAATATCCCCCAGATCAGCACGGCGCCGGGGGTATCCGGCTGTGCTGACGAAGGTCATGGGGCCGGATTTCATATCCGCCTCCGAATGCGCGCGACGCGATTAGACGCGGCTTGGCGAGCCTGACGCAGAGCCGCCTTGCTGACGCGCGCGGCAGCGGGCTGAATGGTCCGGGTGACAATCGCCTCGACCGCGCGGTTCGTCACCCAGCCGATGATCTGCATAGCGGCATCGTCAGACATCATGCGCCCACCAGGTCGCGAAACAGCAGCGGTTGAACCGCCCCGCTCGGGTAAATTGCATCCATCCACGCATCGGCATGGGGCTCGGTTCCGTCCCATTTTTCAGGGAAGGTCTTGGCCTCGATCAGCTCGCGGATGCGGGCTTCCTCTTCGTCGTTGATCAGATCGACGCGAGCGCGGCTCTGGATGTCGAGGATCCGGTCCAGCGCATGGCGTCGAGCCTCCAGCGTCAACGGGCCCATTCGCTGCGGGTTCTTGGCGATCGAGCCATCTTTAAGCCGCTCGACGCCGCTCTTGCGGTGGCGTTGCGCAGGCAAGCGCATCCACCGATACAGCGGCTTGAGTTCAAGCAGTGCAGAGAGATGCGCCCATTGCGGCATGGCCGAAACGATCTCCAGCGCGGTATCCTTATCCGTGAGGGGGCACGCGATGCAGCCGGTCCGCGCGGCAATATCCGCAGCGTCATCGCCGCCATAGGCATCTGCCATGATCGAGACGGGCCACTCTCCATGGCCGGGCGCGAACGAAGCACGGCCGATCCAGTCCCACACATGGCAGACCCGCCAGTGGAGGATAGGTGCCAGCGTCGCGATCTTGCCTCGGACGCCTTTGGTGTCAGGCAGAATCTGCTGATACCAGCCTTGACCGCACTCCGCGCCGTCTTTCGAGCACGACATGACGATGCGGTCGTCGCGGATCGCGCTCTCGCCCTGGCGAACGCCGGTGATCATCAACGCAGTGCCGTCGAGGTTCGACATGGCGGCGACCAGTGCTTCCGCCATAGGCTCGACCTTGATCTGTCGCGTGCACCAGCGAAGCGTGTTGTTGTTGGGAGGCGGTACGCCACGCCCCAGGATGTAGACCATGAACCGCTTGTCGAGCGGCGCGCGGACGACGTGCACGGTAATCCAGTTGCGCTGACGGAGCCGCTCCATCACCAACTCCGCTGCCCGCTGGATCGGCGGTAGCTCTTGCCGCGTATCCGCATAGAAGACATGAAGCCGGTCGGGTTGGGGAATGCGGCCGGTGTCGATCAGCCAAATGATGACCGTCAGCGTTGCGGTGCTGTCCTTACCGCCAGACCAAGCGATGGCGTAGTGGCCATGGCGGTCCCAATAGGCCAGCAGAGACTGCACGGTCAGCTCGATCGCCTCATCCAGCACCATGAAATCCCCATCTGCGCCGTTGGCGAAGAGGTTCGGAACGGCGTTCATGCTGCGACCTCTTCGATGGGAGCGGCGCAGAGATCGGGACGGTTCGCGCGAACCAGTGCCTCCGCCATATCCGGGCAGACGCTATTGCCGATCATCCGGATCGATGCGCTGATGGACAGCGGCTTGCCGGCAGGGCCGATCGGATCGAGGATGTAATCGCGAGGGAAGCCCTGCGCGTTCGCCAATTCGCGGCGGGTGAGCATCCTCATCCCGATGTCGACCACGACATAGGTGACCGCGTCTCGGGCGTGTTTATGATCTCGTTGCGGATCTCGTCGCGCAGGCTCTCCTCCCCCTGGCAGACCGCCGCTGCGGACAGGGTGGGGAGGGCGGCAGTTGCAGCTTCACGCACGCGAGCATTGTGCTTGCTTCCGACCGACATCGAGCGCCCATCGGTCATCTGAAGAACCTCGGGCCCATGCTCGACATATGGCGAGCCGTCCGCGCCGATCGTCAGATAGTCGATGAACGACTGCGGGTTGGCGGCCATGAATTCCCGCAGGATGCTGGCGGTCTGTTTCAAGGGCCATGGCCCCTTTCGGTCAGGTACGCGACCCGGCTCACGGATGATCAGCCAGAACAGAGATTCCCGAATGGTGTTCGTGCTTTCGAATATCAAATCTGTGATAGCGGGTTCAGCCGGACGCCAGTGCGTAACATGCTTGAAACCGCAGCCTGCCTTGACAAAGTCGTCGAGATCGGTGTCGAACTTGGCGACATCGTACTGATAATCGTCCTCGGTGATGACCTTCGTGAAAAACCACGAGCCATCACGCGGAGCGGTGGAAATAGGCAGCCAGCCGTCCATCACGACCTCGCAGAGAAAAGAGACAGGATTGACCGCTGGCCCTCGCCAGCCGGTTTGGGCTCGGGCGTCATCGGTACGGCGAAGGCAAGGAGGTTTGGACCGTGGTGCCGCTCGTCGTTCATATCGAGAGCCCAGCCGCGTTCGTAGCCATGCTCCTTTGCCCAGGCGGTGAAAGTCGCGTTGAGGCGATCGATCAGCTTCTGGGCAGCGTCTTCTTCCCACCACATCGGGCCGCTTTCGCCGTCTTCCCCGAGGTTCTGAGCGTTGGCGGCGTCGAAAGCGTCCGCGATCGCGCCGTTTTCCTGCACCATGTCCATGTCGAAGATATCGAGATCGTGCCGGACCGGCCGACCGGTCGCCGTCCAGAATTCCTCGTCCGTCTTCGCCCGTGCGGCAGTGACGGCGGCTTCGCGGCTGCCGTGCGGACCGAACCAGAAATCCGCATCCTGAAGCTCGCGAACCAGGCTGAAATAGAAGGAATGGCCGGTGAAACCGCCATCCGGCACAGGCCCCAGGCTGAGCGCGCGGCGTGCATCCTCGATAGGGATCAGCTTCACATTGGTGCAGAGCCCCTGTCCCACGAACCGATGGCGGAGCGTGTCACGGCCATCGGTGGTCAGCAGAAGATCATGACGCCCCAGTGGGCCGACATGCTGCCGTCCGGACACGCCTTCGTCGATGACGGTCGTGCAGCCGTAATGCTTGGCGAAGCGATCTGCGTTGAAGGTCTTGCCGGTCGCCGGCGGGCCATAGATGACGACGGCCATCAGAGCCTCCCCGCCAGAAACGCGCTGACGATCGCGTAGATGATCCAGAGCGCCATCGCGTTGGCGACGATCAGCGACAGGGTCTGGGTCAGGCCGGTGCGCTTCGTCGGGACGTGCATCGGTGCAATCTGACGGGCGCGCAGGCGCTCGACCGTCGTGGCGATGTAACGGGACGCCGAGCGGCGTGGCTGCGCGAGGTCGGTTTCCGGCAGGGCCGGTTCATTCAGAAAATCGTAAAGCGAAGCGCTCGTGCCTTCGCCATCGTGATGTTGAGGCTGGATCTGCATTGCATGCTCCACACCGCGTCATGCGGAATGCAGCACGTTTGCATTACGCAAACATCTGGGTCAATCAAAATGTTTGCGTAATGCAAACCTACTTGAGAGGTGCAGTGCTCATCAGCTCCACGTAGCGGGGCTTTGGCCTGGGGCACCCCGCCCCTGCCGAACCGGTGTCTGCCTTCATGCGGTTACAGGCCGCTTGCCCTCTGAGATAAGCGTCGTTCATCCGTTCGTTGGTTTCGGTAGCGCGCTCGTTGAATTTTTTAATCACGAGCTGACGCTGCTTCTCGTAATCTTCGTCTGATAGACGGGTAGTATTGTTTTGCGAAAGCTGATTGCCTTCGCCATCAGTAGATGGCGCGCAAGCACCAATCATCAGAACGATCGCGAGGCTCAAAAAAGCCGGAATAGCCTGATTAGCCATCTGTGCCCGTCCGCTGCCCATTTTTTTCTTCGCGCTGTGTCAGCGCTTGCGCGTGCTGAACCACACGAAGAGCATCATTCCGCAACGCCCGCAGGTTCATTGCGTCTTCGGGATCCATAAGCAGCTCATACCGCTTGATATTAAGAGCGTCCGCGACATCCCTGATGATTTCAGGCGTGTAATCCTGCCTGTCGTTAACCAACAGGCTGATGGCCGTTTTCGATAAGCCTGTCTTCTCAATCAGCGTCGCTTGGTTGACGCCAAGCGTGGCCATCCACTCTCGGAGATACCAATTCGTATAGCGTTTTGGCCGACTGTGCGTCACCCTTCGATCATAGCATCTCGCGCCGGGGCGGTCGTTTGCGTAGTGCAAACATTTTGCTTGATTAGACGTTTGCATTATGCAAACAGTTGGTCATGGAAGCGTCTGACCTAACCCCGACAAGGCTTGCGGATTTGGCTGGTATCAGCGTGCCGTACGCATCGCAGCTACTCACCGGCGCGCGGATGCCGTCGCAGCCATTGGCAATCCACTTGTACCGGGCGTCGGGATGGAAGCATTCTTCCATTGCTATTCTGACCGAAGAGCAGATTTCTGCCTTGGAGGTGATGGCGCCTTGGGTGAATAAGGCGCGTAAGGTCTTGGCGTCGTGCTGAGTGCTTTGATGCTTCGCCGTTGTCATGGCGAGCGGGTTACGATCCGCAGCGGTCATTCGTCACCCGGAAAGAACCGCAAAATTTCCGCCTGGGTGTTGGCATGATCTCGGCATCGATCGCCGATGCGCTGGTCGCCATCGTTGGTGGCGAGGTTGTGGCCGACAGTCGCGATGTAGCTGAGGCGTTCGGCCGGCATCATCGCCATGTGCTACGCGACATTGGAGACCTGGTTGAACGGCGTCCTGACCTTGCGCCCACTTTTGGGCGCAAGGTCGCTCGCATCGATATCGGGTCGGGAGCGAAGCGCGACACGCACTACTACACGATGAACCGCAAGGGTTTCGTGGTGCTGGTCGGTGGCTTCAAGGGCGACCGAGCGCTGGATTTCCGGATTGCCTTCTATGACGCTTTCGAAAGGATGGAAGCGATGCTTCGCCGGATCGCCGACGACGAACGCGCGCTGTCGGCGCCGGTGCAGCCCGCGATCCTCGACGATCATGACCGCCTGCGTAACGCCATCGCGTTCGTCCGGGCGGCGCATGTCGCCAAGCGCTGCGTGGTGGCGCGGCGCGCCTGGGCAGTCGCGGGGTTGCCAGACGTGTTCGCGGCCGGGGCGCTGGAGCGGGTCGCGGGCGCGGCCGCCTTCGCGGACCCGGCGGTGGTGGCGTGGTCCGAAGACCGGCTGGAGCATGATCCGGCGGCACGGGCATCCACGGCGATGCTGTTCGAGGACTACCAATATTGGGCTGCGATGAACGGGCACCCGGCGATGTCGCTGGCGATGTTCGGGCGTCAGCTGTCCGCGATGGGAATCGAAGGGTTCCGGTCGGATGGGATCAAGCGGCGCGGTGTTCGCCTGCGGCCGCTGGGAGAGGTGGCATGAAGCCTGAGCATCTGAACCTGAAATTCGCCACGGGCGACATGATCAAGGGCGTTGGCGGCGTCGAGTTCGCAGCATCCGTCTGTCGTGTCGGCAAGAGCACGCTGTCGGATGCGCAGAACCCCGGCAAGCCCGAAAACTTCCTGGCGATCGATGTCGTCTTCGATCTGGAGCCGTTGGCGCGGGAGCGGAGCGGATGGCCGCATGTTACGCGGGCGCTGTGCGCCGCAAATGGCGGGATGTTCGTCCCGCTGCCCGACGCGCCGGTGACGCGCGAGGACCTGCTGATGCTGTTGGCACGCAAGGCGCGCGAGAGCGGTGAACTGACCGAGGCGGCGATCGCCTGTTGCTCCAGCGTCGACGACAACCCGGCGGAGCGCCGCGCGGCTGCCCGTCACGCGATCAAAGAGCTGGATGAGGTCGTCGCGGTCGCGCTGGAAATGCGCGTCGCGCTGAAATCGATCGAGGGAGAGAATTGATGCGTAGCAAGCTGCACCTGTCCGTCCGTCCGCCGCATGAAGCCGCCCGCCGTATCGCTCGCTGGGTCGTGACCTTGCCCGAGGGGCTGGACGAGGCCGCGCGCATGATCGCCGTCCCTGCCAACTATCTCCAGCGCATGGTCGAGGGCGAGATGGTTCCTGGCCTGTCCGCTGGCATTCGTCTGCGCCGTCATGTCGGCATCACCGCCCGCGATTTCCGCCAGCCCGCGCAGGGCGGCTGGTTCGATCGCCTCCCGTTCGCGCGGGCTGCCTGATGCTGATGCCCGAGATCGCATGCGGGCCTCCCGCCGCGTGCGACGGCGCGGGGGAGACCGCTCCCCCCTCCCCCGCGCTGCTTATGGTGGATGAGGTTCCTGGCATCGTGGCGCCGCGCGAGCGGATCGCCGCCTGGCTGACCATCGCGCAGGCGGGTGACGAGTTCGTATATGCCAGCCGGATGGTCCGGTTGCCCGTGAAGTCGCCGGGCGCGGAGGTGGTGCGCGGGCTGGTCAGGACAGGGATGGTCTTCGCCTATCAGCGGCCGATCCCCGGCCGGTCCGAACGCAATTATTGCATCCGCCGGAGCAGCAAGCCGCTGACCCCGCCCGCGCCCGTCCGCCCGCGCCTGTCCGCCGTGGTGGAGAGCGTGGCGGACGACGAGGTCGACACGGTCAACGCGGTGATGGCGCAGCTGTCGCGGGCGGCGCGGTTCCGGCTCCCCTGCCCCACGGACGCGCAGCTGGCGCGACGGGCGGGGATCGCGGCGGACCGGGTGCCGGCGATTCTGCAGATGATGATCGGTGCGGCGATGATCCGGGTCCATGCGGCCCCGGCTCCGACGCTGCGCTTCGTAACGATCGTGGACACCAACGAGAGAACAGGGGTGGCGGTATGAAGGTCGAGGTAGAACGCGACGCGCTGATGGGTGCGGTCCGTGCAGTGATTGATGTGGTCGAGGCACGGACGACGATCCCGGTGCTGTCGAACATGCTGGTCGAGGTCGAAGGCGGGTCACTGACGCTGACCGGCACCGATCTGGACTTGCAGGTCAGCGCGACCGTTCCAGCGGTCGGCGAGATGAAGACGACGGTCGATGCGCGCAAATTGCAGGCGGCGGTCGATTCTCTTTTCAAGGGCAAGGTGACGATTGCGCCGATCGACGGCCGGGCCGCGGTAACGCTGAAGGCGGGGCGCGGGCAGCGTATCTTGCCGACTTTGTCTGCGAACGATTTCCCCAAGCGGGGGCCGATCGAAGATGCGCGATCTTTCACGATGCCGAGCGCCGACCTGTCGCGCATCCTCGACACCGCATCCGTGGCGATGTCGTCGGAGGAAACTCGCTACTATCTCTGTGGCATCTATATCCATCCGTATGAGGGCCGCTTGCGCGGGGCCGCGACGGATGGTCATCGGCTGGTTCGGGTCGAGGTCGATCTCCCCGCCGGAGCGGAGATGATCAAGGGCGTCATCCTGCCCCGGAAAGCGGTAGGCCACCTTCGCAAGCTGCTGGCTAAGCATGACGGCCCGGTCGAGGTCGAAGTGACCACGGCCGCGATGGCGTTCCAGATCGGTGGCGTCCGGGTCCTGACCAAGCTGATCGACGACACGTTCCCCGATTACAACCGTGTGATCCCGGAGCATGTCGGGCGCGGCTTCATCGGGCGGCCGGGCGTCGTCGACGATACGGTCAGCGCGGTCACGGCCGTGACCTCCCCCGAGGGTGAGAAGTTCAAGGTTCGGGCTGTCGCGATGGCCACTGCTGTTGCGCCGGGGGAGAGCGAGGCGCGCGCGAAGGACCAGAGCGGGACGAGCGCCGTCGAGGTGCTGGACGTCGAGACGATCGGTGAGCCGATCCATTTCGGGGTGAACCGGGACTATCTGAAATCGGTGGTCGGGCTGTTCCGTGAAAACGGCGCGCTGACGCTGGATATCCGCGATCCCGCCTGCCCGATCAAGCTGACCGGTGAACATGACGACGACCTGGTTGCGGTCGTCATGCCGATGCGTGTGGGTTGAGGGAGGTCGTTATGCGTACCTATGATTTCGATATCGACTTTACGCCGCGCGAGCTGGCCGAAGCTCTGCGCGGCGCGGGTTTCCCGCGCGACGCTACGCTCAGCGCGATCATCAATGGATCGATCGAAGACGTCGATCATGAGGTGAACCTGACCGTTACGCTGGGCGAAGACGAAATGCTCGATGAATTGCATGAAGATGCGATCATCCAAGCGTATCGTGACCTGGCGGACGATGCCATGTCCGCGCGCGATATTGAGGATGGCCTCAACTATGCGCTGAAAGGCGACAAGCAGATGTCGCGGGCTATGTTTGCGCGCGTGTTCGAGGGGGGCAACCTTCAGGCGGTCGAGCGGGCGCTGTCATGAGTGCCGAAGCCTATTCCGATTTCCTCAAGGCCAAGGTCGCATCAGCCGTGCCGATGGGCCTGCCCTGCGCGCCCGAGGATATCCGGTCGCATCGTGTCGATGGCCACCCGATCCGCGATCATCAGCGGGCCTGTGTCCGCTGGGGCGTCGAAGGCGGGCGGCGCGCCTATTTTCTTGCCTTCGGTTTGGGCAAGTCGACGGTGCAGGTCGAGACCGGCCGGATCGTGCTGGCGAAGCTAGCGCAGGATCCGGAGCGCGTAGCACCCTTCGAGCCGATCGGACTGATCGTCGGTCCGCTGGGTTGTCGGTCGGACATGATCGCCGATGCGGCGCAGCTGGCGGTCGACCTGCGGTTCGTGCGCGACATGGACCAGCTGTGGGCGGCCTATGCCGAGGGCGTCCGCATGTTCCTGACCAATTTCGAGACGGTGCGGGAGGGCAAGCTCGATATCAGCGTGTTCAGCTTCGCGTCGATTGATGAAGCAGCGGCGCTGCGCGACTATGGGTCGGAGACATTCCAGACGTTCCTGCCCCTCTTCGAGCCGGTGCCGTTTCGCTATGTCGCTACCGCGATGCCCGCCCCGAACCGGTATAAGGAGCTGATCCATTACGCCGCCTTCCTGGGCATCATGGACAGCGGGCAGGCGCTGACCCGGTTCTTCCAGCGTAATAGCACCAAGGCGGGTGACCTGACCCTCTATCCGCACAAGGAGGAGGAGTTCTGGCTGTGGGTGAATAGCTGGGCGGTGTTCCTCCAGAAGCCCAGCGACCTGGGCTTCTCAGACGAAGGCTATGCGTTGCCCGAGCTGATATTCCGCACGCATATGGTCGCAGCGGATATCGCGGCGGCTGGCGAGGATCGCGATGGGCAGCAGCGTCTGCTCAAGACTGCGGCGGCGGGGGTGGTCGAGACGGCGCGCGAGGCGCGCGACACGATCGCGGCGCGGTGCGGCAAGGTGGCGGAGATCGTGGCCGGTGCGCCGGACGATCACTTCATCCTGTGGCACGATCTGGAGGACGAGCGACGCGCATTGCGGGCGGCGCTGGGCGATCCGGCGGACCTGGTCGAGGTGTTCGGGTCGCAGAAACTGGAGCGGAATGAGGCGCTGGCGGACGGGTTCGCGGCGGGTCAGCACCGGCTGCTATCCGCCAAGCCGTCGATGCTGGGGGCCGGGCGCAATTTCCAGCACCATTGCCACCGCGCGACGATCTTCCCGACCTACAAGTTTCACGACTTCCTTCAGGCGCTGCATCGCATCTATCGTTTCATGCAGGGCCATGAGGTGGTGATCGACCTGGTCTATGCCGAGACGCAGGCCGAGCAGCTGCGCGAGCTGATGCGCAAGTGGGACGATCATAAGGCCATGGTGGAGCGGATGTCGGAGATCATCCGCCGCTACGGCCTGCGGCACGACGCGGCGGTCCAGATGACGCGGACGCTGGGCGTCGAGCGGGTGGTGGCGCAGAGTGATGAGCCGGGAGAACCGGCCTGGACGGCGGTCAACAACGATTGCGTCGCGGAAACGCGGGCGATGGCGGACAACTCAGTCGACCTGATCGTCACCTCGATCCCGTTCGGCAACCATTATGAATATTCCGCGCGGTATGAGGACTTCGGGCATACCGACGACAACCAGCATTTCTTCGGTCAGATGGACTATCTGACGCCTGAACTTCTGCGTGTCCTGCGGCCTGGCCGTCTGGCGTTCATCCATGTGAAAGACCGGATCCGGTTCGCGGCCGTCACCGGTATGGCGCGGCCCACGGTCGATCCCTTCCATGCCGACACCATCGCGCATTTCATCCGGCACGGCTTCGCCTATTGCGGGATGCGGTTCATCTCGACCGATGTCGTGCGGGAGAACAACCAGACCTATCGGCTGACCTACAAGGAACTGAAACGCGACAGCACCAAGATGGGCTGTGGCAGCCCGGAATTCCTGTTGTGCTTCTACAAGCTGCCAACCGACCGATCCAAGGGCTATGCCGATGTCCCGGTCATGCATGCCGAGGAGGAATACAGCCTCGCGCGGTGGCAGGTCGATGCGGACAGCCTGTGGCGGTCGTCGGGTGACCGGCCGGTGCGGCCGGACGAGCTGGGCATGATGCCGCCCGGTGCGCTGGCCAAGGCGTTCCCCGCCTGGTCGGTGCAGGACGTGTACGATCATGAGGAGCATGTCGCGATCGCGGAAGCGCTGGCGGCGCGCAACGAGCTGCCGCGCACCTTCGCGGTGATGCAGCCCGCGTCGATGCGGACCGATGTGTGGACGGACATCGCGCGGATGCAGACGTTGAATGGCGAGCAGACGCGGCGGGGGCTGGAGAATCACATCTGTCCGTTGCAGTTCGACATCGTCGACCGCGCGATCCGGCTGGGCAGCAACCCCGGTGAACTGGTCTATGACCCGTTCGGGGGATTGATGACCGTGCCGGTGCGCGCGATGCGGCTGGGGCGGCGCGGTCTGGGGTGCGAGCTGAACCCGCAATATTGGCGCGACGGCGTGCGCTATTGCCGGGAGACGGAAGCGGAGCGGGCCACTCCGACGCTGTTCGATTTGCTCGGGTTGAACGAAGCGGTGCCCGCATGAAGATCAAGCTGGAGCATCAGGTCCTGACGGCCGTGGGGGCGATCCTCGGCTCGGTCGACCGCATGGCGCTGGACGATGTGGTCGAGCAGTTGCCGCCACACCTGAAGGCCGCGAACCCCAGCCTTAAGTCGATCACGAAGGCGATCGTGCATGCCGGGTTCGTCGGCAAGCAGGCTGGCGGCGGGGCCGTCATCTATGTCCGTTCCGATGTGCCTGCCGAACCCGGCGTCGATCATAACGGAAGCGAGGAGGGTTCGGTCGCGGCCGATGAGATGCGGCTGTTGCTGGAGCGTGCCGAGCGGCTGGAGGAAGAAAAGAAGGGCATCGCCGATGACATCAAGGATGTCTGGAAAGAGGCGAAAGCGCGTGGATACGACGCTCCGGCCCTGAAAGACATCATGAGGATGCGCGGCAAAAAGAAGGAGGATGTGGCTGCCCAGCAGGCGATCCTCGACACGTACATGAAAGCATTGGGGATGATGGCATGAGTGGCAGCGTCAACAAGGTTATATTGGTCGGCAACCTCGGACGTGATCCGGAGAGCCGTTCCTTTCAGAATGGTGGCAAGGTGGTTGAGTTGCGCATCGCCACGTCGGAAAGCTGGAAAGATCGCAATAGCGGTGAGCGCAAGGAAAAGACCGAGTGGCATACCGTCAAGATCTTCAACGAGGGTCTGGCGAATGTCGCGGAGCGTTATCTGCGCAAGGGTTCCAAGGTCTATGTCGAAGGGATGCTGACCACACGCAAGTGGCAGGATCAGCAGGGCAATGACCGTTATTCGACCGAGGTGACGCTGCAAGGCTTCAACTCGGTGCTGACCATGCTGGACGGGCCGGGACAGTCGAATAGCGGTGCGACAGGATCCGGGACCGCCTCGGTCGCCGGTCGCGGCGCTGCCGGTTCGTTTGGCGGTGGGTTCACCGATGATCTGGACGACGACGTCCCGTTCTGACGGGCGTGCACTGACGTCTCCCGATGGCAGGCCGGGTCACGCTTGCCCAATCATAGATACGCTCCGGGGGCTGGTTTCCGATGGCATCGAATATTTCCACGTCGTCTCTGCTGGAGGCGGCGCTTGATTACGCGCGTCGGGGGTGGCCGGTCTTCCCCTGCGATCCGCGCACGAAGCGGCCCTATCTCGCGATGGACCGCGACGAAGAGGGCAAGCCGATCAAGGGCACGGGCGGCGTCACGAAGGCGACGACAGACGAAGATCAGATCCGCGCCTGGTGGCGCAAATGGCCGCGCGCGATGATTGGCGTGGCGGTCGGCCGGGCAGGCCTGATCGTCATCGATTTCGATCCTGGCGTCTATGACGTCATCGATCGCAAGACCAAGGAGATCACGGGTCAGGAAGAGTGGACGCTCGAGCAGCTGAAGGATGCGCTTGCCGAGCGGATGGAAGGCGAGATGCTGCCCGAGACGCTGACCTCGGTGACGCGGTCGGGAGGCGAGCATCAGTGGTTCAAGATGCCGGCCGGGGAGCCGATCGGCAACACCGGCAGCCTGCCCAACCATATCGATGTGCGCGGGCTAGGCGGCTACGTGATCGCGCCTCCGAGCCATTTCGAGGGCAATGACGATGATGCGCCTGGCGACTATCGGTGGCTGATCGATGGCGACGCCAGCCGGATCGCTGAATGCCCCGAGGCCCTAGTCGCGATCATGCGCGCGCCGCCTCCGCGCAATACGGTCGACCATGCACGGCCGGCTGCGGGCGCCGCGCGGTTCGTAGTCGACCTCGATGCGTCCACGCGTCGGTATGCGATGCACGCGCTCGACAGCGAACTGCAAGAGTTGTCATCGACGCCAAAGGCGGGCGGCCGTCATGGCGGCCGGAATCAGGGGGCCTATTGGGCTGCATACAATCTGGGTCAGTTCGTGGGTGCCGGGGCGCTGTCCGAAACGCTGGTCAAGCAATCGCTGCTCGACGTCATCCGAGGGTTCGATCCCGCCGCCTATGAAAAGCATAAAGACGCGGTGGAGAACGGCCTTGCCAACGGGATCGCAAAGCCTCGCGACCTCAGCGCCGTAGGCGCTCAAAAGGCGCGCGGCCGCGATAGCGGCCGGTCATCATCCTCTTCCGTGCATCCCCCGGCCGCCCCTCTTGAGGCTTACGCCGACGAATTTGACCGCCCCGGACCCCACGATGAGGAAGATAGCGAAGCCTCCTTCCACATTGGAACCGTCGCTATTCCAGCCCTTCCGGGGGGCGTGGGGGACAGGATCGCACCGGCGGCAAACCCGGAAGTGGACCGGCGGTGCGCGTTCTTCTCACTGACCGATTTGGGCAATGCCGAGCGGTTTCGCGCGCGGCACGGATGGCGCTTTCGTTTCTGCAACGAACTCGGTTGGTTCGTTTGGGACGGGCGGCGGTGGGAGCTTCTGTCCGAGGAAAAGGACAAGGTGCCCGGCAAGGTCAGTCTAGCGGTGTTCGACACCGTGCGGGCGATCCGCAATGAGGCCGACCTGGTCGAGGCCAGCGGACGACGAGAAGACGCGCCGAAAGATGCTACCGATGAAGAAAAGGCGGCAAGGCTAGACCATGTCGTCGGTTGGCGCGGATCAGGCGACAACAAGCTGCCCATCTATTATTCGGAAACGATCCGTGCTCACGCGAAATCGTCGGAGGGGGTCAGCCGTCTCGCGTGCATCGCCAATATCGCAAAGGCTTTCGGTGAGATCGCAATAAAGGCGGACGCGATGGACGCCGATCGCATGGCTATCAACGTCATGAATGGCACGCTTCGCCTAACCCAAGAGGGGAAGCGTTGGATGGCGCGCGACGGTGAGCTCAAGCTGATTTCACAAAGCAAGGAATGGGGATTGGTGCTAACCGATCACCAGCCCACCGATTTGATCAGCAAGATCGCCAACGTGTCTTTCAAACCGGAGGCTTCCTGTCCGGTCTTCGACGGCTTCCTGTCGACCGTACAGCCGGATCAGGCAATGCGGCGGTTTCTCGGCCAGTGGCATGGCCTGTCGCTGACGGGCGATATCAGCGAGCAGAAGCTGGCCTTCTATCACGGCAAGGGCCGCAACGGTAAATCGACGATGGTCGATGCGTGCAGCGAGGTCGCGGGCGATTATGGCGGTTCCGTCGCGATCGAGACGTTCCTCGATCAGGGCCGTGGGCGCAAGGGTGGCGAGGCAACTCCGGACCTCGCGCGGTTGCCGGGCATCCGCTTCCTCCGAACCTCCGAACCTGAGAAGGGCGCGAAACTGGCGGAGGCGCTGATCAAGCTGATCACCGGTGGCGAGTTGATCGACGCGCGCCATCTGAACAAGGGGTTCTTCTCCTTCCTGCCCAGCTTCAAGGTGACGATATCGGGCAATCACAAGCCGAAAATTACTGGCCACGACGATGGCATATGGCGGCGCGTGATGCTGGTGCCCTGGGATGTCCAGATCGCGAAAGAGGATATCGATCGCCATCTGCCCGAGAAGTTGCGCAAGGAAAAGTCCGGCATCCTCAATTGGATGCTGAAGGGGCTGATCGACTGGCGCATGAACGGACTGGTCGAGCCGGAGAGCGTGCTGGCGGCAACTGCCAAGTACCGGGAGCAGAGCGATCAGCTCGGTCGCTTCCTTGACGAATGCACAAAGCCTGTAGAGGGTGCGCGCTCCAAATCGTCGGTGCTCTTCGCGCTCTTCACCGCCTGGGCCAAGGCGACGGGCGCCGGAGAGTGGCAGCCCCAAGGCTTTTCCAAGGCCATGGAGGATCGCGGGTTCGAGAAGAAGACCTCGAACGGCGTCCAATGGCTCGACATCGAGATGACCAAGGATGTGGGCGATTTCGCTGACGCATCCGGGGGCGACGGTGACGGCGGATATGCCGGATATCCCGGACCCTATGGTGACGATGTCCCGCTGTAGGCTGATGTTGGAAGGGTGGCTCCTTCCGCATGGAAGTACGATTGGAAGGACGAAAATGGCGGTTTTCTGCGGCATTGGAAGGGGTGGAAGGGCTTTGCTTGGTCCTGCCTCATGCGCAGGTGCGCGCAGGCGCGCGCACGATAACTACCCCTATTTCTCCTTCCACTCCTTCCAAATGGTTCATTCCACATCATCCCCTTTCCAAAGAACCGCAGAAATCCGCCAATCATGACGAACAAAGGAACCCCGAAAATGGAAGGACAGACTGGAAACGACCTCTCTCCGATGGAAGGACGCCTCCTTCCAAATGGCGCGTGGACCTTCGACATGGTGCAGGATCGCCTGGTCGAGGCCATGGTGACGTGCTGGCGCGGTGGTGATCGCGAGCGTGCATGGTTGCACGTGCGGTCGGCATGGCCCGAGATCCAGCGAGACCGCAACGCAGGCGATTATGACGCCCGCGGTGGCGAGGCGTCCAGTTCGGAGGTGGCCTTGCGGTCCGCGTCTCTGACCCGCGTCGAGCTGGCGGAGATGGAAGAGGCGTTCGCCTGGGTCGGTCCCCTGTCCGTAGTCGACCGCAAGGTGCTGGCGGTTGCGATCGGTCAGCTGGCCAGCGGCAAGCGGGAGGTCGACTGGGGCCGTGTGCTTCGCAAATTGGACCAGCCGACCGGGCGCGATGGACTGCGCATGCGCTATGCGCGCGCCATCGCCAGCATCTGCGAGGCGTTGAATGGCGGAAATCCACGGGCCTTGCGTGTCAATAGGGACGATGTTGCAGAGGTGTGATTTTGTCGGTTCGCTTATCGGGCAAAATCGGTCTATTTCTTATCACGCTGGGACGGGCCTTTAGGCGGTCATAGCGAACCTCCCCTAACCTCGAAGGGCGTCGCGGCTTCGGTCACGGCGCCCTTCGCGTTTTCAGAGAACGGTACTTGGGCAAGCTGACCAGCCTGCGGCCGCGTCTGTCGACGCTCCGCTCCAAGCTGGCGAGCGCGCCAGTCACTCGGCAGGATCGCGACCGCGTCCGCGACCAGCGTCCCTGGCGTCGCTGGTACAAGACGTCGCGCTGGCAGAAGCTGCGCATGGCAATCCTGCTGCGCGACCGGTTCACCTGTCAGTGGCCGGGCTGCGGTCGAGTTGAGCCTGACACCTCGCAACTGGTGGCTGATCATCGCAAGGCGCATCGTGGCGACGAGGAGCTGTTCTGGAATCAGGCCAACCTTTGGTGCCTGTGCAAGCCGTGTCACGATAGTCTGAAGCAGCGCGAGGAGCGGAGATCATGCTGACTGAATTGGCTTGCATCGTCGACGACTTGTGGACCTGGGCCAGACGCCGGACATGGTTCGAAGAAAGAGACGGCCGGGTGATCATGTGGCGCGATGATCGTCGCTGGTGGCATTTCGTGCGGCGTGCATTCGGTAGGCGCTGAGGTCGTCGAAGACAGCCCCCCCCCGGGGGGGGTGAAAACTGACCAAGGGCACCCGGCTCCAGACCGCAGGTGTTCTCACTTGGAGATTTTTTTCTCATGTCGGAAGATTTAGGGCTCGACCTGTTTGGCGATCCCGTTCTGCCGGCCAAGGAAGCCCGTGGGAGGCCCGAACATTCATGGTCTCTCGAAAACTCCAACAAGGTCCTTTTGGCGTTTGCCATGGGCCGGAGCGAAAAGGAGGCGGCAACGGCGATCGGGATCTCGGTCCCGACGTTGCGCAAACATTATTTTTCCGAAGTCGCAAAACGCAAGGATGCCAAGCTGCGGATGGAAATGACGCAGCTCTCCCGGCTCAACAATGCCGCAGCGGACGGTAACGTCACTGCTGAGAAGGAACTGTTCAAGCGCCTGGACAAAGCCGCGATCGAGCAGATGGCAGATCGCGTCGTCGAACGCGGGCGGCAGAGCAAGGCGCCAAAGGGCAAGAAGGTTGCTGAGCGCGAGGCGGCCCAGGAGGCCGTCAAAAAGTATCAGCCCCGGCAGGGCCCGGCCTTGTTGAACTGATACGATGCGTCCGATGGAGTGGTCCACCGCGTGCCCAGATTGGGAAACGCGTATCGTCGAACGCCGGCCGATCGTGCCGGACCCGCTGTTCCCGGATCAAGCCGAGGAAGCCCTTGAGATCTTCAAGGGGCTCCGGATCGTCGACGTGCCCGGCCAGCCGACATTCGGTGAGGCTTGTGAGGAGTTCGTCTTCGACTTCGTCCGAGTCATCTTCGGTGCCTACGATCCTTCGCAGGCACGGCAGCTGATCAACGAGTTCTTCCTGCTGATCAGCAAAAAGAACGCGAAGTCGACCATCGCCGCAGGGATCATGGTCACGGCCCTGATCCTCAACTGGCGAGATGCTAACCTGCTTCTCGTCCTGGCTCCGACAAAGGAGATCGCTAACAACGTCTTCACGCCGGCGATGGGCATGGTCCGTGCGGACCCCGAACTGCGGAAGTTTCTCAAGCCGGTCGAGCATCTGCGGACGATCAAGCATCTGGCCAACGGCTCGGAACTGAAGGTCATCGCAGCGGACAGTGAGATCGTCGGGGGCACCAAGGCTGGCTTCGTGCTGGTCGAGGAACTCTGGCTATTCGGTAAGAACCCGAAAGCGGCAGCGATGCTCATGGAAGCGAAGGGTGGGCTGGTTAGCCGCCCCGAGGGCTTCGTCGTATATCTGTCGACCCACTCGGACGAAGCGCCACGCGGTGAATTCAAGCGCCTGCTGGACCTGTTTCGAGGCATCCGTGATGGTCGGATCATCGACCGGCGCAAACTGGGCATGCTGTACGAGTTCCCGGTCAAGATGATCGAGACGAAGGCGTATCGCGACCCGGCCAACTTCTACATAACCAATCCCAATATCGGCCGCTCGGTCGATCCGGAGTGGTTGGAAGAAAAACTGGCGGAGGCAGAACGGGGCGAACCCGGGCTGCTTCAGATCTTTCTGTCCAAACACTTGAACGTCGAGATCGGGACGCGGCTGTCCAGCGACCGCTGGACCGGCGCGGACTATTGGGATGCCGCCGTCGATCGAGCCCTTACCCTGGAGGATCTGATCCGCCGCAGCGAGGTCATCGTTGCCGGCATCGACGGAGGAGGTTTGGATGACCTTTTGGGGCTCTGTCTGATTGGACGAGAGAAGGGCTCAAAGCGGTGGCTTGTCTGGGTTCGCGCCTGGGCATGGTCCGTTGTCTGGGTCCGGAGGCAAGACATCGCCACTAAGTTGGACGAACTCGTCGCAGAGGGCACGCTGATCCGTTGTATCATGCCGGAGCGGACCGAAAGCGATCCCGGCAAACTCATCGACGACGACGGCAAGGCTGATGACGAAGAGCTGACGGAGGATGTTCGGGGCGTTTGCGACATCCTTGAACGGGTACGCGATGCCGGGCTTTTTCCTGAAGAAGAGGCCATCGGCTTGGACCCCGTCGGCGTGTCCGCGATCGTCGACGAGCTTGCTGCCCGCGAGTTTGATCCGGAAAAAAATCTGCGGGCGATCCCGCAGGGGTACAAGTTGAGCGCGGCCATCAAGGGGTCCGCGCGGAAGGTCGCGGCAAGGACCCTTCGGCATGCCGGTACGCTGCTGATGCAGTGGTGCATCGGCAATGCGAAGATGGAGCCGAGGGGCACCAGCGCTGTCGCGATCGTGAAGGCGTCCGCCAGCGACAAGATCGATCCGCTGGCGGCAATGATGAACGCCGTCATGCTCATGACGGAAAACCCCGAGGCCGCTGGCGGCTTCGTCTACAACGAACGCGGGATGGTGATTTTGTGATGGGACCAGACGATTACGTCCGAACCCGTCGCGGGTTCAACACCTCCGAGGGACACTATGCGGTCGCGCCTGTGCCCGGCCGCCCGGCCCCGTCGAACGTCACCGATGGCCGGTTCTTCGGTGATGAGGTCTGGAACATCATCTCCGGTCAGACAACCGAGGCGAACACGGCCGAGACGGCCGCGCGCGTGGCGGCCGTGTTCTTCTGCACGTCGATCATTGCCGAGGCGGTCGGCAGCATGGGGCTCGATTTCAGGGACGACCGGGGTCCGCGCAACGACTTCCCGCTGGCCAACACGCTGGCCTATGAGCCCAATCCGCTTCAGACCGGCGCGGAGTTCTGGGCCGCCATGGCGTTCTGTGCGGTACTGCGCGGAGAGGCGTTTGCCGAGCCCACGATCGGGTATGACGGCGTCGAGGTCTGGCTGCTCGACCCGCTGCGCACGACGTCGCAGTGGGGGGAGCGCAGCATGTCGGTCCTCTATCAGACGGGGACGACCACCCGCCATCTGCTGCCCCAACAATTGTTCTGGTTCACGACGCTGTCCGATGGGCGGCTGCAACCGATGGTGCCGTGGAAGCAGGCGAAGGGCGCCATTGATTTCCAGCTGGCGCTGGAGGTCGGCGCACGCGCCTATTTCAAAAACGACCGGCGGCCGAGCGGGATCGTGACGACGGGTCAGAAGCTAACCAACGAGGCGCATGACCGATTGAAGGAGGGCGTCAACGCCTGGAAACGTGGCGGCACGCCCGTCTTCGAGCAGGGTGTCGATTACAAGCCCGTCACCAGCTCGAACAAGGATGCCGAGCTGGTGGACCTCTTCAAGCAGCGAACGCTCGAACTGGCGCGCTATTGGCGCATCCCGCGTTCGATGGTGTCAGACGATGGCGGCAACGCGGGCAACAACGAGCAGGACACCCGGAGCTTCGTGAACTGGGCCGTGCGCCCGCTGACGCGGCGGATCGAACAGGCGATCACGGTTCGCATGCTCCCGCCCGATATTCGAGCGGCCGGTGTCCGCGCGAAGTTCAATCTGGACAGCATGTTGCGGGGCGATGCCGCGACCCAGTGGAAGAACGCGGTCCTGGCGCGGACCGGATCGATCATGAGCATCGATGAGATCCGCACCGGCTGGTTCGGACTTTCGCCGCTCAACGAAGACTGGTCGCGCGATCCGCGTGCCGCCCTCAACAGCAATCGTGCGGCTGATACCGCCACGGGCGGGGAAACCGCCCCGCAGGACAAGGTGAACTGAGATGGACATGACCGTCGCGTCCGCCCTGTGGGCGATGCACCCCGACTTTCTGGCGGCGCAGCTGCGCTCCGGCACGATCGACGCGATGCTGCCCGACAGCGTCCGCGGTTTCGCCTCGCTAATGGGTGGCCAGCCGCAGCAGGCCAAACAGGCCGATCCGATCCGCGACGGTGCCACCATGATCATGCCGATCACGGGCACGCTGGCGCCGCGTGGGCTGAACGGCTCGACCTATTATGACGTCATCGCCGATCGCGTGCGAGAGGCTGGCGCGGATGCCAAGGTAGGGGCCATTGTCCTGGCGATCCGCTCGCCCGGCGGGTACGTCTGGGGCTGTGCCGAAGCGGGCGATGCGATCTACGAAGTCCGCCAGTCCAAGCCGGTCATCGCGGTCGCCGATCCTTATTGCTTCTCGGCAGCCTATTGGCTGGCCACCCAAGGCAGCGGCTTTTACTGCACGACCAGTGGCGAAGTCGGCTCGGTCGGCGTGCGGTCGGGTCACACGGACGTGTCGGGTTTCGAAGACAAGATCGGCATGAAGACGACGCTGATCGCGTCGCATGAAGACAAGATCGCGGGTCATCCCTACGCTCCGCTCGACGACGCGGCGCGCGCGGAAATTCAGGCGTCGGTCGACGAGAGCAACGCCGCCTTCGCAGCCGCCATCGCGCGCGGGCGGGGGATCAAGGCGAGCGAAGTCGCGGGTATCCACGGGACCGGCAAGACCTTCTCCGCCAAGCAGGCCTTGGCGAACGGCGCGATCGACGGGGTCGCGACGCTGCGCGACGTCGTGTCGCAATACAATTCCAGCCGCAACCGCCTGGCGCTGATGCGCCGTCAGGCAGCGGCGATGGAGATGGCGCTGTCGATCTGACCGCCATCTGAAGAGGTTCGTCCATCCCGGACGATACGGGCAGCTTCGGCTGCCCTTTTTTGTGGGCCACGCGCCCGAAAGGAAATGCGATGACCATCAATATCGCAGTGTTGAAGACGGAGGCGCGTTCGGTCGCAAAGCGGCAACAGGAACGCCTCAACACCGCCATCACCGAAAACCGCGACCTGACGGCCGAGGAAGAGGCGGCGGACAAGGACGATACCGCGAAGCTTGCGCGCCTGACCGCGCAGATCCAGCGCGCGGAAGCGGCCATGGCGGCCGCCAGCGCAATCGGTGCCGACCCTGCCGCGCCCCCGCCCTCGACCGGTCCGCCCGCCGCGACGGTTCCGGGGCAGCCGCGTGCGCAGCTCGACACCGGCGGCTTCAACAACCTGGCCGAATTCGCGACGGCGGTCCGTTTCGCCAATCCCGCGGCTGGACAGAATTACCGCGTCGACGATCGCCTCGCTGCCCCGAGCAACGTCCACATGGAAGGTGGCGACACGACCGGCAGCTATCTGGTCCCGGCCGAGTTTCGCCAGAACATCGTCAACCTCGTCTTCGACGATGGCAACGACCCGGTGATGGACCTCATTTCCGCCGACCCGACGGGCTCCAACCGTGTCATCGGCCTTGGTGACGAAACGACCCCGTGGGGGTCGAGTGGTGTGCGTGCGGCCTGGCGTTCCGAGGGCGAGCAGATGCAGCCCAGCCGCATGGATCTGACGCCGCGTGAAACCAAGCTGGGTGAACTCTACGCCTTCGTCCTGGCGACCGAGGAACTGCTGGAAGACGCCCCGCGCGTGTCGACGTTGCTGACCAAGCACGCCGCTGCGGCCATCCGCTGGAAGGCGGCCGATGCCTTCATGTACGGTGATGGCGTCGAAAAGCCCTTGGGCTGGCTCAACTCGGCCGCGACGATCCTCGTGCAGAAGGAAGGCGGTCAGGGTGCCGCGACGATCGTGCGGCAGAACATCGCGAAGATGTTCGCGCGCATGATCATGCCGACGCAGGCGAGCTGGTTGATGAACAGCGACGTTCTGCCTTCGCTCATGGAAATCCAGACTGCCCAAGGCGTGCCGCTCTGGTATCCCAATTATCAGGCCGCGCCGGGTGGCACGCTGCTCGGCCGCCCCGTCATCTTCAACGAGCATTCGCGCTCAATCGGTCAGGCGGGCGATATCCAGTTCGTCAACCCGAACGGATACGAGGCGTTTCGCAAGCAGAACGGGGTCAGCTTCGCCGACTCCATCCACCTGTATTTCGACTACAACATCCGTGCGTTCCGCTGGGTGTTCCGGATCGGCGGCCAGCCGGTCCTGTCGAAGCCGGTGACGCCCGCGAACGGCAACACCACCAAGTCGCACTTCGTCGCGCTCGCAGAGCGAGCCTGAGCCCAGCCCCGGACCCGCACGTGGCGCGGGCCGGTCGTCCTCTGACGGCCGGAGCATAAGGACCATCACATGTTCGGCAATCTGAACCCCTCGGACCGCGCCGGTATCGCGGCCGTCATCGACCCTGCCCAGGCGGGGGTGGGGACGATCACCACGACGTGGATCGACGCCCGGACCTTCTTCTCGCTGCTCGCCATCATCGCGACCGGCGTGCTGGGAGCGGGCGCGACCATCGACGTGTCGTTCGAGCAGGCAACCAGCAATGCGGGTGCAGGCGTCAAGGCCGTCCCCGGATCCGCGATCACCCAGATCGTGAAGGCCACGGGCGACAGCAAGCAGGCGCTCATCAACATCCGCCCCGAGGATCTCGACAAGAATGGCGGCTTCAAGTTTGTCCGCCTGTCGATCACCGTGGGCGGTGCCGCCAGTCAGCTGGCCGCGATCGTTCTGGGCCTCGATCCCCGCTACGGCGCGGCCGGTGCCAATCAGTCCAGCACCGTCGCCCAGACGGTCCGTTAAGGAGGCATCCCGATGATCGAGTTCCTTCAGGACTATACGACGAAGGCGATCCCGCCGGAGTCGTTCGAGCGGGGTCAGCAGGTCAAGCGCAGCGAGGACAGCGAGCTGTATTTCGTTCGTCTCGGCGTGGCGGCGTATGTCACCGAAAACGGCCTGGTGGGCGAAGATTACCGTCCCATCGTTCCGGCCTCCACCGTGGCCGAGGTGGTAACGCCCGGTGATCGGCGCTTCGCGATGGGCGGCCGTGCTGGCGAACTGGCGCTCGGCCTGGATGCCCCGCAACGCGCCACCAGCGGGCCGGGGAATATCTTGCTCGCGGGTGGCGACCAGCAGACCGCCGCAGCGCAAGGCGAGCTGGAACGGCTGATCGCCGAACTGGCGGATGCCAACGCCGAAGGCGACGATCTGGCCAAGGCGTCGGAGGCGCTGAAGTCGGAACTGGCAGCCGAGCGTCAGGCCCACACCGCCACACGTGACGAACTGTCGCGTGTACAGACCGATCTCGGGGCGGCGGAAACCGGCCGGGCCGAGGCGGAGAAAACGCTGGAGGCGGCCAATCAGCGTGTCGCGGAACTGGAACAGCAGCTGGCGGAGGCGACGAAGCCGGCGGTCGATCAGGGTGCGGACGACGGCACCTCGGCCAAGACCGGCAAGGCCGCGAAGTAAACGAGGGGGCGGTCCATGGCCATCACGATCCGTGCGACCGCCCCGCTCGACGCGGGCGCGGTGCTGCCCGACGACCTGGTCGCGCAGCAGCTGCGCCGCGACAGCACGCATGACGACACACTGGTCGCGAGCCATCGCCTTACGGCGTTGCGCTGGATCGAGAAGCACGTCGCAGTATCGCTCCAGCGCCGGGGTTGGATGGCTCTGCTGGACGGATTTCCCCCGACGCTACGCCTCCCGGTTTCCCCTGTCGCGACCGTCGAGAAGGTGACCTATCTCGACGCGGCTGGAACCGCGATCGACGCGGTCGGTCTGTGGCGTCTGTCCGATAGCTTATTGGTCCCGGCCCCTGCCCAGTCGTGGCCAGCGACGCTTAGCGGACCTGGCGCGGTCACGATCGAGTTCACGGCGGGCTATGTCGACGCGCGCAACGAGGTCCCGAACCTGACGACGGCCGCGCTGATGATGATCCAGCATCTTTACGATGGTGGCAGCCTGACGGCGATGCCGCCAGCGATCGACATGCTTCTCGACCTCGATCGCGTCCCGGTGATGGGCTGATGGCGATGGACGCGCGTAAGCTGGATCGTCGGATCCGGATCGAGCGTGATGGACCGCCGCGCCATGACGGTTTTCAGAACGTCCCTGGCGCCCCTGAGATATTGACCGAAGTCTGGTCATCCTATCGCGCGGGCGGCGGGCAGGAGCGTTATGCGAATGCCGAGAATGCTGCCACTGCGCCCGTCATCTTCCGCATACGGTGGCAGCCGGGTCTTGATCCTGATGCGCCTATGGGTCTGAACCCGTCAGACAGGGTTCGTTACCCTGCGGTGGACACGGGATCGATATACGACATCAAGGCGGTCACGCCGGTCGATCGTAGAAAGTGGATCGACATAGCCGCGACCCGGAGGGTCGGCTGATGGCGGGCAGCTATACGTTCAAGGCGCAAGGTTTTGACCGCTTCGAGCGGCAGCTCGACCGGATCGCGAAGCCGAGCACGGCCCAGAAGCGTGAGGCGTTGCGGCTCGGTGCGGAGATCATCGCAGAGGAGATGCGTCGCCTTGCCCCCGTAAAGACCGGCAACCTGCGCGATAGCATCGCGGTCAAGGTTATCGGCATGGCTGCGGCACAGCGACAGGTCGACGTCCGCGCAACCACGGTTCTGATCGGCCCGCGACAGGGCGGGAAGAACGATCCGTTCTATGCCTTCATGGTCGAGTTCGGGACGGTGAAGACTGCGGCGCATCCGTTCATGCGGCCAGCATGGGATGCCAACCAGGCAGAGGCGAGCGCCGTCGTCATTTCCAGCCTGACCGAGGCGATGCTGAAGGACCTGCGCAATGGCGCTTGAGATTGCCCTCTCCGCCCGTTTGCGGGGCAACCCGACCTATGCGGTTGCCATGGGTGGTCGCGTCGACTGGATGCGGCGGCCTGGCTCCGCCCTGCCCGCGACGACGTTGCAGATCATCAGCGACCCGCGCCCACAACACATGAAGGGTTTCCAGACGCGCCAGACCCGCGTCCAGCTCGATATCTGGTCCGCTTCGCCAAAGCAGGCGGCAGAGCTTCGCGAGATGGCCATCGCCATCCTGACGCCATCGACGGAGATCGAGGGCGTCCATTTCCAGCGCGCCATGATCGCAAATGTCCGGCCGGGCATGGATCAGGAAGGCGCGACCGAGGGACAGCCGCAAGGCGAGCTGTACCGCGAAAGCATCGACTTCATCTTCACGCACAACGCCTAAGGAGGCACATCACATGGACGCAGACGGCAACAGCGAAGCCCAGATCGCCTGGGGTGGCGAGTTCTGGCTCGCCAACGCGCAAAACGTGTTGGTCGAACTCGACGAGGTGGTCGAGATCAATCCGCCCGAGGATGCGGCGGACGACGTAACGGTCACGCACATGAAATCACCGGGCAAGCGCGTCGAGCGCAAGCCGGGCATGATCGATCCCGGCACCGGCACGGCCGTTCTGAACTACATCCCTGGATCGCCCACCGACATTCTGGTCCGCGGCGCCATGCACAAGGTGCGGGCGTTCAAGCAGGTCATCCCTGACGAAGACGGTGCGGGCAAGGTCCAGATCGAGGGCTTCCTCTACATCAAGAGCCGCAGCCGCCCGATGAAGGTCGGTGAGCTGATGCAGACCACGCTGAACCTCCAGTTCACCGGCAATAGCGTGGAAGCGGCCGTGCAGGCGCCCGCTGGCGGCGGTGGCGCATAATGCGCGGGGAGGTCGTGTTCGAGGCCCTGGGGCAGCGCTGGACGCTGTTCCTGGGCACATCGGCCCGCTGCGCGATCGAACAGCAGTATGATCGCGGATTCTTCGCGGTGGTGGCGGACGGCATGCCCGACGTCGATCCGCAGACCGCGACCGCCATCGCCCTGTCGATGTCGGAGGGCGCGGAGATGTCGCCCGCCCTGGCTGCCAAGGCGGTCGCGGCGCTGCGCGGGGTCAAGATTTCGGTGCTTCGCGATCTCGCCTGGCACGGGATGCGCAAGCATCACCCAGAGGTGACGCCCGATCTGGTCGACAACATCATCGACGATATCGGCGATGATCGGTTCGGCACGGTCATTCGCGAAGCCCTACAAGCGACGCAGGCGGCACCGGAGGTGGGCGACACTGCCAAGCCGGGAAAGCCCCGCGCCGCTCCCCGGAAGAAAAAACCGACTGGCCAGCGCTAGAGCGGCAATGGGCGGAATATGGGTTCGACCCCGCCGCCTTCTGGCTGCAATCTCCCGCGACCTATCAGACGGCCATCGCCGGGGCCATCGCGCGGCGCCGGGCGGACTATGAGCTGGCGCTGTTCGGGGCGTGGAATGGCGAACGGTTCCACCGCGTTGAACGGCTCCGCTCCTATGGTCATTATGCCAAGGCGATGCGATCGGGCGCCACCCCGACCCGACCGCAGACGGCGCAGGAGCGGTTGGCGGTGTTCACGGCAATGGCTGGCGCGGGTGTGGCGCTGAAGATCACGCGCATAGAATGAGATGAAGGCAACTCAGCCTTCAGCCGAGCAGCTTCGCCTTCTGCTGGGCAAACTCGGCGTCCGTCAGGGCGCCACGATCCTTTAAATCCATAAGCTTAGCTATTTCGTCGGCAGTGGTCGCTGGCGCCGTCTGCTCAGGGATATGGTCGGCCCTTTTGGGCGGACTCTCCCGTGGGAGGCATGCAATGATCAGAAGCGTTATCGGTCCGAAGAGAAGCCCGAGTATAAGCCAAAGATCCGACGACCGACCGCGACCTTCCGCCAGCACTGCCGAAAAGGCCGCACAGAGACCTGCCATGATGACGTAGCTCATCAGAAATATGGTGAGTTCCATTTGGGCTCCAGAATTCCGCACTTTAAAATCGGCGTTGCCGCGCCAATCCATCATAGGGCCATCGGAGCAATCCGGTGGCCTTTTTTTCCTAAAGGGTGCACGATGCAAGCTCTCCTAGCGTCGCTCGTCTTTTCAATGAGCGTGAAGGACGAGTCATTTCGCGCCGCCATGGCGACGAACCGCGCAGCGGTTCGTCAGACGCGTCAGGACTTCGATCGGCATGGCGAAGGCATGGTCGCGGCGATGCAGGATACCGCGCGGCGGATCGACGAAGCGGCGCTGCGGATGGTCGACAGCCTGAAGAAGATCGGGGACCAGGTGCAGCGCGCCGGGCTGGTGATGACGCTGGGCCTGACCGCGCCGCTGGGCCTGATGGCCAAGGCGTCGAAGAATGCGGCGTCCGATTTCCAGTCGGCGATGAACAACGTTCATTCCGCCATTGCGGACGCCTCCCCCGAACAGCTCGACAAGCTGCGCAATGCGGCGATGACGCTGGGCCCGGCCTTCGGCAAGAGCGCGAACGAGGCGGCGGGCGCGATCGAGGCGCTGGCGAAGAACGGCATGGACGCGGCGGATATCCTGTCGGGCGGTCTGGAAAGCGCGCTGAAACTGGGGGTGCTGGGGCAGACCGATCTTGGCTCGGCAGCGGATGCGACGACGGACATCCTTCAGCAGTTCCATCTATCGACCAGCCGCCTGCCCGACATCGTCAACAAGGTCAGTGGTGCGCTCGACGCGTCCAAGCTGTCCTTCGATGGCTACAAGGATGCCATCGGCATGGTGGGCGGCATCGCGGGCGGTCTGGGCTATCAGTTCGAGGACCTGAACACCGCATTGGCGGCGGTCATCCCGCTGATGACGGGCGGCTCGGACGCGGGCACTTCATTCAAAACCTTCCTCCTGTCCCTTACCCCGGCGTCGAAAGAGGCAAAGGACGCCATGAAGGACCTCAAACTGGAGTTCTTCGACGTAAAAACCGGGTCGACCAAATCGCTGAGTGACATTGCGGAGCAGCTGAACCGCGCATTCGGTTCGCTCAATCAAAAAAGTCAGGCGAAAGGCCTGACCAAGATTTTCGGCACGGACGGCATGCGTGTCGCGCTGGCTCTGATGAAGGCCGGAGCCAAGGGTATCGCGGATGTGCAGGCGCAGATCGACCGCGCCAGCGCCGATCGCAAGATCGAAATCCTGATGGATGGCGAGGCCGCTGCGACCCAACGGATGGCCAGCGCTTGGGAACGACTGAAGATCGTCATCGGCGAGGCGGGGATCATTCAGGCGGTCACGTTCGTCAAGGATGCCATTGCGAGCATGCTCAACACGCTGTCGAATGCGCCGCCTTGGTTCTACAAGCTGGCGGTGGGCGTGGGCGTCCTGGCTGCATCGATCGGACCTCTGACGTTGGCGGCGGTTGGGCTCGCAAAGATCGCCCTGCCGTTGCTGGCGCTTCGGCTTGGACCAGTAGCGTTGGGCTTGGCAGCGATCATCAATCCGATCGGGGTCGCCATCCGCCTTCTGGGGCAATTGGCTCTTCAGGCTGGTGCCGCCACCGTGATCGGACGTCTGGGAACGTCGCTGCTCAGCCTGGCGGGCCCGATCGGCTTGCTCGTCACCGGTATTTCGTTGCTGATCCCGCGCTATCTCCGCCTGAGCGAAGCCTCGGTCGCGACCCAGCAGGCGCAGGAGCAGCTCAATGCCGACCAGGCCAAGGGCCGGGACGTCATGATGCAGCTCGCGACCGCGACCGGAAAGGCGCGGCTCGAGGCTCTGGCGCATGCCAAGGCGCTGCGCCAACAGGGGATCGAAGCCGTAGCTACCGCGCGTAAGAACCTTCTGGCGGCGCGTAGCGTCTACATTCAGGAACGCGCGCGCGAACAGTCCGGCGCTTCGACAACGCCGGTCAATACGCTGATCCGTCTGATCACAGGAGCGAAGAACCGCACGGGCGCCGCCAAGGATCTGGTCGCTGCGAACGACATCCTCAACCAGCGCCTTGCCGACATCGATAAGTGGGATGCGGCCATCGCGGCGGCCGGGACCGGCGATCAGCCCAAGATCGACATGTCGTTCGACGACGAGAAGGAAAAGAAAAAGAAGAAGGGCCGCGACGCGGAGCGCGACGAGGCGAGCTATCTGGACGAACTGGGCCGGTCGCGGGTCGAAATCCTGCGGGCGCAGGCGGACATGACCGAGAATGCGCGGGCGCGGCACCGCGCGGACATGGCCGCCATCGACGAGGATCGCGCGGCCTATGCGCGCCAGCTGGAGCTGGACGAGGGCCTGACCGATGCCAAGCGCGCGGAACTGCTGGCGCAGCGTGACAAGCTGATCTTCTATCAGCGGGCGGTGGTCGATGCCGACCTGAACCGCGCGCTGGAGCAGGAAAGCTACGATCTGGCCCGCGCGGAGAATGAAGCGCAGCAAGAATCGCTGCGCATGCGCATCGATGGTGTCGACAACCTGACCGATCGCCGGTCGATGGAACTGAAGCTGCTCGACCTGCAACGCCAGCAGGAAGAGGCGGACCTCGACCTGATCCTGGCGACCAAGGCGACGGCGTCTGCCGAGTGGGCAAACGCACAGCGCCGCAAGGGTCAGCTCGACGGCGTCTATGGCCAGCGGCGCGACCAGATCATGCGGAACACGGAGGGGCCCGGCGCGGCCTATCTGCGGGTGATCAACCGTTCGTCCGCCGCGATGCAGGACGATGTCGAGCGTGGCGGCGTCGAGGCGCTGACCCAGCTCAACACCGGCCTGACCGACGCGATCCTGGGCACCGCCAAGCTGGCGGACGCCTTCGAGAATATGGGCAAGCGGATCATCGCCTCGCTGGTCGATATCGCGATCCAGCAAGCGATCATCCGCCCGCTGGCCAATAGCCTGTTCGGGGTCGCGGACGCGGCGGGCAATCGGTCGGGCGGATCGCTGGCAGGTATCGGCAGCTTCCTTGCCCGCACCTTCGGGGGCGGACGCGCCAAGGGCGGCGGGGTTAGCAACTCGGAGTGGTATGTGGTTGGAGAGGAAGGGCCCGAACTGTTCGCGCCGGGCGTGTCCGGTGCGATCGTGCCGAACGGCGGCAAGGGCGCGCGGGCGCAGCAGAAGGCTCCGATCATCCGCCTGTTCATAGATGAGGGCGGCCTGTTTCAGCCGCGCGTCGAGTCGATCGCCGGGCCGGTATCGGTGCAGACGGTGCGGTCGGCCGGCCGGTCGAACGCGATCCGCGCGCGTCAGAGCCTCGATTGATGGCCGTGATCGAACTGCCCGAATGGGCCGTGCCGAACGGCGCTACCCCGGCTCTGATCGACTTCGGGGGCGTGTTGCGCCCTTCGACCGGCGCGGCAATGCTCCGCGTCGATCGGCAGGGGTCGCGGTACAAGGCGGCGATGACCTTCCCGCCCTTCGTCGATGCAGCACAGGGGCGGATCATCGTGTCGCGCCTGATCCGCGCCAAGCGAATGGGGTTGCGGGTGGAATTCCCGCTCGTCGATGTCCAGCCGTGCGAGGACGCGATGGTCGACGGCGTCGGACAGGCCGGGACCGCACTGAAGATCCGGGGGCTGTTTCCCGGCCGCGTCGTGCGCGAGGGCTTCTGGCTGAACGTCGTGCGCGCCGATGGCCAGCACTTCCTGCACAATGTGGCGGGTCAGGCGCTGGCGGATGCGGCGGGCAAGGCCACCCTGGCCCTGTCCGAAATGCTGCGCTGGCCCTTTGCGGATGGCGACAAGGTCAAGCTGGTCCGGCCGATGATCGAGGGGATCGTCGATGGCGACGAGCAGGCCTGGGCCATCAGCGTCGAGAAGTTCGTCAGCATCGAATTCACCGTCGAGGAGGCAGCCTGATGGATCGTGTCCTGCTCGTCGGGCTGCTCAAAGTCGAGCTGCCCGGCCGTACCGTGCTGTTGTGCGACGGTGGGTTCCTGACGTGGAATGGCGAGACCTATCTGTCGACCGACGCTGTGTTCGGGACGGCGGGCGGTTTCGAGGTACCGGAAGAGGGCGTGGGCGATGTCATCCCGTCCGGCACGCTGACCATGCTGCCGCCCGGATCCGCTGCGGCCATCGCGCTGACCAATCCGGCCTATCAGGGATCGCGCATGCGGTTCTGGATCGCGGAGGTCGATGAGGCGACCGGTGCGGTGATCGGTACGCCCGATTTGCAAGCCGAATGGCAACTGGACCGCACGACGCTGCGCAGCAAGCGGGGGTCGCGGACGGTGGACATCGACTGCGTTTCGCAGGCGCAGCGGCTGCTCGCCAAGGTCGAGGGCGACGTGCTGTCGAGCGCGTTTCATTCGTCGATCTTCCCTGGAGAACGCGGGTTCGACAATGCCACCGGCCTGCCGACCGAGTTCGCTTGGGGCACGGCGTCGAGCCCGCGCGGCACCGTCGCGAGCAACACGCGTGCTTGACCTGGCGCAGCGGGTCGAGGCGACAGAGAAGGTCGTCGCGCGGTTTCGGGGCCGGGCGTTCGACTGGCGCGATCGGCGCACCTGCATCCATCTGGCGCGGGCGCAAGCGCGGGCCCTTGGGCATCGTCCGCCCGTGATCCCCGATTTCCGCTCCGCGCTTGGGGCAAAGACGGCGCTGAAGGCGACGGGCCATGCGACGCTGGAGGCGCTGCTCGACAGCCTGTTCCCGCGCATCGCCCCCGCCGCAATGTGGGTCGGGGACCTGGCGCTGATGGAGGGTGGCGATGGCTTCGATGCGATCGTCATCTGCGCGGGGAGCAAGATGATCGGTTATCATGACGATCATCTGGCGGACGGGATCGTCAACCTGATGGGTGTTGGCGAACGCCCGTTCATCGGCGCGTGGCGGCTGTGAGCGGGACGCTGGGCAAGGTCGCGATGGTCGCGGGGCTGGTCGCTCTGGCCGCGACCGGTGCGGGCGCCATCGCGGGGGCTGGCTGGGGCATTGCCGGCGTCGGCAGTTTCTCGTCGATCGCGACGGCCGCCAGCATCGCCGGGGCGGTGGCGAGCGTCGGTGCCAACGCGCTGGCCAAGACGCCGCCCGCCAAGGGATCGGTATCTTCGACCACGATCGGGACTGATCAGCCGATGCCGCTCCTGATCGGAGAGACCTATTACGGCGGGAGCCGCGTTCATCAGATCGGTTACGGTCCGACGATCAAGAAGGTGCCGAACCCCTATGCTCTTATCGTCGACGTCTATTCGGGCGCGGGTCCGGTCGAAGGAGTGGTGGACTATCAAGCCGATTTCGTGTCGCTTAACGTCCAGAATCATGCGGCGACGGGGTATGCGGGTGGCTTCCTGCTCGCCTATTCCCAAGTCGGAAACGTCCCGGAACCGTCCGCGCTGCTCAGCGGCTTTACGGGAGCGATGCCGCCCGGCTGGGGTGACGATTATCGTCTTTCGGGCCATGCGGCCATCGCGTGGTCGCTGCTCTTCGATCGGGATGGGAAGGTTTTCGCCTCGGGCGTGCCGCAACTGGGGGCGGTCTGGCGCGGACAGCTCGCCTGGGACCCGCGTAAGGACAGCAGCTATACGGGCGGTCAGGGCGCACACCGATGGGCCTCGCCAGCCGACACGGCCGGGCACGATGCGGCGCGCGCGACATGGACCTTCACCGAATGTCCGGGGCTCGTCGCGCTGAAATATGCCTTGGGGGCCTATCACCGCGATCCGCGTGTCGCGGGTTCGACCTATCGCAAGGTGGCGGGTGTCGGGTTGCCGATCGCGGGCGTCATCGTCGAGGACTTCGTGCACCTCGCCAATATCTGCGATGCGAACGGGTGGAAGGCAGGCGGCGTCGTGTTCGAGCCGGCGATCGGATCATCCTCGACCCGTTGGCAGAACCTGAAGGACATCCTGGCGGCGGGTGGAGCGACGCCGTGTTTCCGCAACGGCCGTCTGGGGTTGAAGGTCAGCGCGCCGCGTGTCGCGCTCGATACGATCACCGAAGCCGATCTGGCGGATGACGAGATCGTCGTGTCGTCGGGGCTCGGCTGGGAAGAGCGGCTGAACACTCTGATCCCGAAATACCGAAGCCGGGATCACAAGTGGGAATATGTCGCCTCGACCGAGCCGGTTTCGGTGCCGACCTTCGTCGCGGCCGATGGCGAGGTAAAGCGCGAGGAGCGGCAGTTCAACCTTGTCCAGCAGAAGGATCAGGCGGCGCAGCTCTGCGCCTATGAACTGCTTGATCGCCGCGAACTTGGCGAGATTGAGATCGTCGTGAAGCCGCGCCTGCGCAAATATGGGCCCGGTGATCTGCTGATCGTCGATCTGCCGAATGATGGGCTGGTCCAGCAACCCTGCGTCATCATGAAACGCCAGCCCCTGCCGGATCGGATGTCATGGAAGTTCATACTGTCGGGTGAGACACCGTCGAAGCATGCGTATGCGCTCGGGCAGACGGCCGTGGCACCGCCTGTCCCCGCTCTCGGGCAGACAGCGGATCTCGATGCGGTGGCGGCGCCAAATGATCCGGCGGTCGATGCTGTCGCGGAGACGGTCGAGCAACAGCAGCAAATCATCGACCAGCAGGCCGCGCTAATTCAGCAGCAGCAGGATGAGCTGAGCAATGTCACCGCTCGCGTGAAGAAGCTCGAGGACGGCGCGCAAGAGCCCTGACCCCGATCCAACAAAATGCGGGCTCGGTGAAAAACCGCTGTCCTACACGATAGGTAAATTCCACAAGAACAGGACCGGAACATTTCGGCCAATAAAGGAGCTTTCGATGACGACAGCAGCGTGTCTGCCCATTGCGGCAGACCGAGCGGGCGCGTGCGTTCGAACGATATTCTTCGAGGGGCTTGATCTTACTGGCGTCGCCTTGGCGCTGGAGGCTCGCCTCAATCCTGAAACCCCTGGCCCAGCCAATATCAGCTTGGCGATGACCACGGTCGCCGATGCAGAGGGATTCCGCTTCATCGGTGTCACGGTCAAGGACGGCGTTTCGACTAGCGAGATCACCCTCCGCATCAATGAGGCGACCATGGAGGATGCATCCAAGTTCCCTTATTCCGGGGAGCTCGGATCATCGTCGACGCTGTATTATGATCTGATCGGCATCTTCGGTCAGGACAAGCGCCGCCTCGTCTATGGTACGCTGACCGCGTTGCCCACGGTTTATGGCATGGACAGCGCCCCCGCCAATCGGCCCGACGGCGGGTCGGCGCGCGGCGACGGCTCAGCGACCTGGAGCAGCGCCACGCTGACCTATGGAGCCGATACGACCGTCGTGAAGATCGACGGGGCCGACTTGATGGGTGCAGCGGTTGCACGTGCCACTGCCGCCGCTGAGCGTGCCGAGCTGATTGCCGAGGCCGTGTCGATCGAGCCGGCCCGTGGCGGCTGGCAGGACGTGGTGATCGATGCCGATGATCGTGTGCTGTCAGGATATCACCCCGTTCTCGGCCAATTCCGCGCGGACATCGGCGCCTTGGTGGCTGTGATCGACCAGCTGGACGGCCGCCTGGAGGTGGTCGAGCAGCTGACCGGCACGGGTGGCGGCGCAGGCGAGTCGATCCCCCGCGTCGGCGGATGGATCAGCGCCACGGTCGACGCCGATGGTCGCGTCGTGACGGGTGTTCATCTGCTGCTCGGCAACTATCCTGCGACTGCCGCCGATGAGGCGATCGCAGCAGCCGTGAAGATTGCAACCCTGCGGGTGCTGCGTCTGGGCGATGTCCCGAGCCTGCATCCGTCGCCGCCCAAGGTGTCGCGTCGGACGCTCACGAAGCCACTGGTCGCTGATCCGGATATCATTGGGCGTTTTGATCGCCGCCTGACCGCGCCAATCCCGCTGGTGCAGACCGGCAGCGCTTACCCGCTCACGGAGCTTGCGCATGCGGCATGGATCACTGCGGCAGACGGGTCTCGCTACGCCCCGTACTATTCGATCCGGTTCATCACGGACGCCCCGCGAATGGACGTGCGTTACAGCTATCCCGGCCAGCTGCGGGTGCTGGTCGATGGGATGCCGGTGTCCATCTCACGGACGCTTGATCTCGCCGATGGCGAGGACGACTGGCCGCTGATCTGCATCGACTTCGGCGCCGACACGCGGACCATCCGCCCAGCCTATGCTGTATCGGGCGCGGGCACAGGCTATGCAGAGGGTGATGTGCTCACCATGGCAGGGACAACGGGCGACCCGCTCCGTCTGACCGTCACCTCGGTCAATGCTGATGGATCAATCCGCGCGAGTGGCCTCCGCGTGCAAAGCTGGGGCACCTTGACCGCGCTCCAGTCTGGCGCGGTCGCGGCGACGGGCGGCAGCGGCACGGGCGCGACCATCACCTTGTCCAATAATGGTGGGATGACGGGCCACACCACGCGTCGGATGCGGCGCATCGAGATCGTGCTGTCGGACTTGGCGCAATTCGCAGACCTTCGGGTGCCGAAGAGCAGCGCCGTACGTCCCTGGCCGGTCGCGGGCCCCCGGCTGATGGTCATGCAGGACAGCTATGGGCAGGTCTTCCCCGATTATCCTCAGGGCGTGTGGGCTCACCGCATGGCTTCGCGCCTGGGCATCGAGGACGTCTGGCTCAATACGATGGGCGGGACCGGCTTCACGGCGGGGTCGCTACGCTACGCCCAGCGGCTCCCGGATATCGTGAGCAACGTGCCATCGGCTCACCAGCCGCTGATCTTCCTCACCCAGGGCAGCATCAATGACGTGAACGCATCGACATCTGACCTGCGCACTGCGGTGGAGGCTTACTGGCGCGCCGCGTTTGCTGCTCTGCCTACCGATGCCATCATGATCCAGACCGGGATACTGCGCGCGCCCGGCAACAATCCGGCGGATACCTTGTCTGCTGCCGTCCGCGACGGCTTCGCGGCCGCGTGCTCCGCTTTCGACCCGGAAGGCAAGCGGTCGGGCTTCATCGAGACGCGCGCGCCGCTGGCGATGATGACCGTGCCGGATGCCACAGCCGAATGGATCAGTGGCGATCAGGCGCATCCGACGCAGAGCGGGCACGATTTCATCGGCGACGCCTTCGCGCCCGAGCTGCTCCGCATCCTCCAGAATCTCGCAATTTAAGGAATATCATCATGGCTGACACGACGACCGTAAAGCGCCTCACCACCTCCACCGATGACAATAGCCTGCCGCTATTCTGCAATGACCCGGCGGCCCAGGCGAAGGGTACGACCGACTTCGTCTTCGATTTTCGATCTGCGGTCGAATGGGGCGGCACGCTGCCGACGACCGGCCAGCCGCAGCCGACCGGGCCTTTCGCAAATCTCGCGCTCGACAAGAGCTCGGTACTCGGCCGCGACCAGGCGGTGACGATCGCCAATGAAGGCGGCCCCGTTGGCCAGACTGGCGATGGCCGCGGTCTGACCTTCGCGAATGGGGGGACGTCCTATTACACGCTGAAGAAAGCGGGCGTTGCCGCAGCGCAGGTCTGCGACCCGAAGACCGAGGGCTTTCGCGACTTCTATCTGGGTGCGTGGATCGTTCTTCGTGCGGCCCGCGCCGATCAAGCGAACGCAGGCTTCTTCGGCCTTGGCCAGGGCATCGACATCAGCGTCGGTGTCTGGATCGAGGATGACGGGATGGTCGGAATGCGTGGCGTCTCCCGGCGCATCCGTCCCGCAACGGTCGGCGCGCTGATGCACATCGGCTTGCATCTGGCGTTCGACACTGCCGCCGATAACACCAAGCTGCGGCTGTTCGCTGACGGCGCCGAGGTCGGCAGCCAGAGCGACGCGCTGTTCAAACCCAGCCAATGGCCGACGACCGCAGGCCGTTTCGCGATCGGCAGCCTCGGTGGCTTCGGATCGGCGGAGCATACGCTGGCACGCATGACCCGCACCTTCACCAAATGGCCGGGCGAGGGTGGGCTCGACCCGCTCAAGCTTCATCAGGACGAAGAGCGCTATAATCGCGCCCGCCTCGCCTGACATTTCGCGACGGACTGAACTGGCGGCCGGTGCTTTGTGCATCGGCCGCTTTGCGTTGGAGTGATCCCCATGGATAATGCAAGCTTCGCAGCACGTGCGGTCGCGGACGGGCCGCCCACTGTTGCGCCCCCGTCATTCGACGGACATGGCTGGTTGGCGGTGCTCAACCTGGCGGTGATGACGTTCGCTACCGTCGTCGCGCTGATGTTCGCGGTCGACGCGATCCGCGGGTGGTATCGCAATCGCGACCGCGACCGGCCCTCCCATCCCGTCTCCATCTGGCGGTGGACCGGCTTCTGTTTTGCGATGGGCATCCTCCTGACGCGCGGGTCTGATGCCATCGTGCTGTGGAACTGGGACACGCGCGATCCGGCGGCCACTGGCTGGTGGCTGACATTCCAGCGATTCGTCGATCCGATCGCCATGTGCTTCGGTCTGACCGGGCTGGCGCTCCTGTATCTCTCTGCGCGCGGCATGGTCGTGCAGCTGCGGCGCAGGCCCTTTCCCATCGACATGTGGTCGAGCCTGCCGATGCTGAAACGCCCGGCATGCATCGCGATGCTCAGCCTGATCGCGGCGATTGGCGTGGTGTCCACGCGATGATCTGGAAAATGGGGGCGACCATGGGCGCATTCATCCCCGTCGCGGCTGCGGCCGTCGGGCGGGATACCGGGGCGACCGTCGCGACGAGCGCTCCCACCATCTGGCACTTTGCCGGCTATCCGTTCGAGGCTGGCAGCATGATCGCGGCGATCTGCGCTTGTCTGGCGGTCCGCTTCTATGTCGCGCAGACCGATCGCCAACAGCACCGCTGGACGGTCGACGCGCCGGTGACGATCCTTGCTCTGCTGTTCACGGCGGGGGCGGTGATGCGGTTGCGTCCCGATCCCGCGCTGGCGCTAATTTATGGGACGGGTCTCGGGGCGCTTGGCGCCGGGATCATCGCCATCGCGCTAAACTTCGTGCGGTCGAAGCTGCCGGGGGCCGATCAGCCCAAGCCATAGTGCAGGGGCCACCACGAGGGAGATTAGGTGGCCCCTACGGTCTCCGCGATAGCGGGCGCTGACCGACCCGTATCCAACAAAAGGACATCACCATGGACGTTGCACTCGTGCAGCGCCGTCTTGGCGTGCGCGCTGACGGCGATTTCGGGCCGGTCACGCTGACCGCGCTGCTCCGCAAGATCGGCGCTCCAGCGGGAACGGCGGGCCCGCTGGGGGACGGCGTGGGAGCGCTGGAGGGCGCGATCATCCTCGACAGCGGCCTCCGGACCGCGCATTTCTTGGCGCAGGCTGGCCACGAAACGGCGGGCTTCAGCCGCATGGTCGAGATATGGGGACCCACCCCCGCGCAGCGTCGATATGAGGGCCGCGCCGATCTCGGCAACACCCGCGCGGGTGATGGCTTCCGCTATCGAGGCCGAGGCGTGCTCCAGATCACCGGCCGCGACAACTACCGGCGCTTCGGTGCGCTGATCGGCGTGGATATCGAGAGCCAACCCGACCGGGCGGCTGAGCCTGCGATCGCCATGGCTCTGGCTTGCGCCTATTGGACCTCGCGCCGGATCAACGCCGCTGCCGATCGCGACGATGTCGAGGCGGTGACGCGGCTGATCAACGGCGGGCTGAACGGCATCGACGATCGCCGGCAGCGTCTGGCACGCGCGAAGGCCATTTTGCTGTGAGCCGTGCCCGAGCCGCCGCCATGGTTGGAGGAATTCTGCTGTTCATCGCCCTTCTGGCGATCGCGTACATCGCCGGCCGGCGCGACGGCCGGGCCATAGCGGATGGCAAGCAGGCGGCCGTCGATCGCGCCGTCGAGAAAGAGCGCGGCAAGCGGGAGGAGGCGGTCGCACGAGGCGACGCGGCCGGTCAGGCCCGCGAAACCGACCGGCAAACTCACGTCAGGGAGATTACCCGTGAGACCAACACAATTACCGAGCGACCTGTGTATCGCAATGTGTGCGTTGACGCTGACGGCGTGCAGCTCCTCGATCGCGCTGCGGCCGTCGCCAATGGCGACGATCCCCAGCCACCTGCTGACGGAACCCGAACGTCTGCCCAAAGCCCGTCGGGCGGCTGACGGCTCGCAGGACGGGGCGGCGGCGCTGGCCAGCCAGAACGACCTGTACGACGTTGCCGGCGCGATCCGGCTTCGACTGATCCGACTGCAATGCGCGGTTCTGGCATCGGTCGGCATGACCTTGCGGGCTGATTGCCCGCGCGACTGAACCATCACGAAAGGACTGATCCATGAGAACCCTTCTATGGGCGGGCGCTATGGCGCTCGCCTGTTGCCCGGCCCCCGCTGTGGGTCAGACGCGATTGCCTCCGGCCAAAGACTGGTACGGCAGCACCGTTCCGGGCAGCGTTAGCGTTCTGGTGGACAAGGATGGCAACCCGATCGATGCGTCGAACCCGGTGGCCATGAGAGCGGCGCCACTGGCGGCGGCAACGTCGACGCCGCTGACCGGCACTTCGACTGGCGCGCAGATGGTGGGCCCCTTCGTGCCGGTTCTTGGCCGCCCGATCACCGTCGCACTGTCCGCCACGTCGTGGCCCGGCGGGCAGGTGCAGCTACTCCGCTCGACCGACGGCGGGGCGACCAAACTCCCCCTTACGCCCGCTGGCGTGACGATCGGCGTCTATTCGGGCATCGGTGCCGATAGCCCCTGGGTCGAGACCGAGGCGGGTGCGACCTATTACCTGTCGCTCCCCGCAGCAAACATCAGCTATCGGGTGGCGCAATGACCGCGCGCCATATGAGCGCCTTGATGGCGCGGGTCCTCTGCCTCTTCCTGATCGCCTTCGCCTCGATCCCGGCCGCCGCGCAGGTCGACCCCGCGGCGCGCGGCATCGCCGCCCAGGCGCGCCTGCTTGCGCTGGGGCGAAAGGCTAACGTCGAAACCGACCTGGGGGACAGCCGGGTCGCCGCCAACACGCTGGACCCGTCCCAGCGTAACCGCGGCACCCGATCGCCGATGAACTGGGTCAATGCGATGCTCGGCCAGCGGTTGACGATCGGTCAGACCTTTGGCGTCAGTGGCGACCGCACCGACCAGATGTTCGCCCGGCTGCCCGCTGCCATCGCGACGAACGCTGGCATCCTGCGCATTTGGGGCGGCATCAACAACATCGGCGCCGTGGCCAGCGGATCGCCCGCCTACACGTATACGCATGCGGTCACCGGAGAGACGGTGACGATCAACACGGTGGCCGCCGTGACGATGCGGGATCTCCGCCAGATGGCGGAAACCGCGCGCGCGGCCGGGATGATCGTCATCATCGAAAACGAGATCGGCGGATCGACGATCACGACGACCGAGAAGCTGGCGGCGCTCAACAGCCTTCGCCAGATGATCGCAGAATATGGCGAGGTGACGCCCGGCATCTACGTCCATGACGCCTTCCCAATGGTCATGCAGCCGGGCGCCGCAACGCCCACGTTCAAGGCGGGCTATAGTTACGACGGCATCCATTACAGCGGCCGGGGTGCGTACTGGCATGCAAAGAGTGAGGCGCCGCTCGTTGATCGCCTGACCGCGCCGCGATCGGTGCTTATCCGTAGCGCGATGGAGGTCCCGGCCAATGGTCGCCGCCAGCTGCTCACCAATCCGATTTTCGCGACGACGACCGGCGGGACCGCTGGCAATGGGATCACGGGCGATGTCCCCTCCGGCTGGACGGCCGCGATGGGGACGAACGTCGGTTCCACCACGCTGTCGAGCGTCACGAACTCGGACGCGGTGGGTAACGGCGTGCAAGCGGCGATCACCTACAACGCGGCTGGCAGCTTCTCGATGACGCAGACGCTCAGCGGGACCAGCGGGGGGGCGTACAACGCCAACCTCCAGCCGGGGGACGAGGTGGAAGGTTTCGCGCTGGTCGAGATCACTGGCGCGTCCAGCGCGCTGTCAACGATCAGCCTCGAGCTCACCGGCTCGACCGCAGGATCAGGCGGAACGGCTTTCGGAGCTATGGACCTGACCGGGCCCAATTCATCGTCTGACCAAGGCGTGAACGACACCGCGCTAATCACGCTGCGGACGCGGCCGGTTGTCCTGCCCAGTCCGACCGGGACCTTTCCCTATCTGATCGCGGCGGTCCGTGCGACGGCTTTCACATCCGGCTCCGCGACCATCGTGGTTCGGCAGATCGGGGTGCGGCGCCGGGGAAGCTAATGCCCTTCGCCGATAGGGCGGCTCGAAGGTGTCGCCCTATCGGTCTTGGTTAGCCAAACGTGCGGAGGCAGAAGGGAACTTTATCCTGTTCTCAGGAGCGTTAGGCACGCCACAAACTTGTAATCATTGACTTATTGTAATCCTGCCGGGCCCACCATCTTCACATCCCCGCATCCGGATCGGTCAGCCCGATCATCCGCCGCCCCGCCCGCCGCGCAAAGTTCAGCGTCGCCTTTTTCCGCACATGCGCCGGGAGCGGCACGCTATGCGCCTCGCGCACGATCGCGGCGTCGTAGCGATCGGCGACGATGATCCCGGTCCGCTCAGGGAGAAAAGCCGCGCTTTCCAGCGGCGACCAGTCGAACCCCGCCGGCACCGCCCAGTAGAAGCGGTCGCAATGCGCCAGATAATCGGGCCATTTGCCGTCGCCGAGCATATCGGCGCGCGACACCTTGATCTCCACCACCACGATATTCCCCCGCGCATCCAGCGCCATCAGGTCGGCGCGGCGGCCGCCTTCCAACGGGACTTCGGGAATGGTGATCAGATCGTGGCGGAGCAGCATCCGCGTGACGCCGCGCGCGACATCGGCGGCGCAAAGCGGAGAGCTGGGGTCCTCGACACACGAAGCGGGCGGCATGTCCAACATGCCACCCGCTTAGAACATTTGACGAACAAACGCAAAGCCCCGCCAATAGCGGGACCGATGCCATCAGCGATAGAAGATGTGATTGCCGATCGCAGCGACCTTCTGCACGCGCACGCCCGGGCGATTGCCGGGCGTGTTGAAGAACAGCGCCTTGCCGGCCGGACCGTCCCACGCTTCAGCCAAGGCGACCTTCGCCACCGCGACGGCGGTACGATAGGCGCTGCGCGACGGGCTGACCGAGGGAATCTGGCCGTGGCGAACGAAACTGAACTGGCCACGCTGCTTGATGACGTCGCACACGCCGGTCGGGAAACGGCCCGATTTGGTGCGGTTCAGGATCACCTGGGCGACGGCCAGCTGGCCGGTGAGCGGTTCGCCCTGGGATTCGAAATAGATCGCACCGGCCAGACAGCGAAGCTCTTCGCTCGACGCGATGTCGTCCTGGGCGGCCACGGCATCGGCCAGCGATTCATACTCGCCGTCCTCATCCGATTCAAAAGCCTGAGGCGTTTCGGAAACCTGGGAAAAATTGGGAAGCGCGGACATGGTGGCCCGGGCGCTCTGGGGAACCATCGCCAGATCGGCGGCGTTGATTCCGGAAACAGCCATCATGGTGGCTGGGACAGCACCGCTGGCGGTATTGGTCGCCAAGCTCGGGGTGCTGGTGGCGAGAAGACCCGCCAAAGAAAGAGCCATGGCCGCAGACGCCGCGACTCGCTTGAAAACCGTCAT